CATAATATCACACATCCTTGTATCTCGTCAATTATTCTCTGCTTGCTCCAACCCCTTATAGAGGCAAATGCTTTATCTTTTGTAGCAGGGTCCAAGTGATGAGCTTGTAATGCTGACTGATATTTATCAAACCCACAAGAAACACATTTACCCCCCATTTGTTCTATGAGAAACTTTCTTTTTTCTTGACCCAAAGCAAGAGTGTATTTGTTGTGGCAAGGTCCACATACACTCTTCTTATGCCCATAAAACTTAGATGGGTCAGTTTCTCCACAATGTCCACACTTATGCGTTCTCATTTCGGTAGAATAAGTTTATCTACCATTATTTATGTTTTTTATCAAATGGTTCCCAGTGTTGCCAGTTGTATTTGTGTATAAGATAGATGCCCAGAATAGGCACCACAACTAAAAGGTAACAAAGAAATCCTAATGTAACTGGTGTCTCTAATGCCCACCGTGCGAAGTGTCCCATTATTCTGAAAAGATAGAAACTACAAATAAAAATACACCAAACATACACATAAAAAATAGAATCCCTAGTTGGACTTCCATGTTTTCCAGGGGTCGGTATTGTGAACACATGAATTAGGGTGTGCCCATTCTCTTTCCTCTTTCTGAGATAACTGATACCTCAGTCTTCGAATCTCTTCTTTGAGCCACCTATTTTCTCTTTTTAGTTCTTGTATTCTATCCATAGTCCTCTAAAGTATCGATCTACTTGATTTAAACATTCTAATGGTGCTACTTCCTCTTGGAGTGCCCATTCATAGCAAAAGTCAATCATATCTGATGAAACGTGACTGACTCCATATATTCTTGAGAAAGATGATGCTGCGAAATGAAACCGCATTCTAGTGTGCGGTTCCATTGCCCTTATAGTGTTCGGATTCATAGTAGTGCCCCTTCTTAGAACCGAAATAGATTGTAGTGATTACAAAAGGTATTGCCACTATAATGAGTGCTTTTCCTAACAGATGTTCCATTACCTTACGTGATGTCCTCCAAACATATAACGCATACCATTCAAAACCTTGGACGCGAAAGCGCCAAGATTGCGTGAATTAAATCTCTCATACAAAGCAGTGCTGAGGACAGGAGCGGGTACGCCAAGATCCACAGCAGCGTGAACCGTCCAACGACCCTCACCACTATCTGATACTCCCCCATCGAAGTCGCTAAGCTCTCTATCGTTCCGTAGAACATGAGCGGTAAGATCAAGTAACCAACTACCAATAACAGAACCACGACGCCATAACTCAGCCACTTCAGCAACATTAATATCATACTGATAATTTTCTGGATCAGACATTGGAGCGACTTCAGCATCATTTTCCCTTGTATATCTGGAGCCAAGGTCCGCATTTGCAAGGATATTAAATCCTTCTGCATATGCTTGCATAATTCCATATTCAATTCCATTGTGAACCATCTTCACAAAATGACCTGCACCAGGACCACCACAGTGCAACCAACCAAGTTCAGATTGTCTTACGAAATCGCCAGGTTGAGTCCGCTCGGCAGCATCGATTCCTGGTGCGAGTGCATTAAAAATGGGCGCACAAGCGGCGACTGCAGTATTTCCGCCCCCAACCATAAGACAGTATCCACGGTCCAAACCATAAACACCACCACTAGTACCGCAATCAATATATTGGATGCCAAGTTTGGCCAACCTTTCTGCCCTTTGTCTACTGTCTTTAAAATTGGAATTGCCATGATCAATAATAATGTCGCCTTCACGACAATATCGTAATAGGTCATTGATAGTGTCCTCTACTGTTTCTGCTGGTACAACCATCATAAAAACACCAGGACAATCAAATTTTTGACCGTCTTCATCATATACCGATTTTTGTGAATGAACTATTTGAACAAGGCTTTCCAGAGAAGTGGTGCATCCACTAATATAACCCTTCTCATATTGCTCTTCAGCTTTTGCATAGTTGTTTCTATACCCCCATACTTCGTGTCCGTTAGCAATCAAACGACGAGACATGCCCTCGCCCATTCTCCCTAATCCGATGATACCTACTTTCATTTTCCACCTCTATATCTTACTGGCCAAGTCGATTCTAGTGTAACAGTTAAAAGAAGAACGAAAAAAAGAACAAATGCTACTGTCATATTGTGCTACCCGGAACATAATGAATACCGTCAAGAATTTCATCCAACAATGCACCATATTCTCTGAACTTTCGATCACCGGCAATATAAGATCTTTGCCTTCTCCAAATTGCTTCGGCAAGCAATTTTCTCTCTTCTGTTGTAAATTGTTCTGTTCTGGTCATTTAATTAATTCCATTGCTTTATGTAGTTCTCTTGAATGTTCCAGTTCATCATTTAAAATCTCAAGGATTTTTTCATCTGGACCATTATCTGCAAGATATTTGGCATATGTTGTAGCAGCATGAATCTCTACTTCATAAGACAAGTGGTATGCAGACTTAGGAGCCACCCAGTAATAAACCACATTGATCCAATAATAGGCAAGTACAAGGTGTCTGGCGAAAAAGCGATCCACCCAATAAGAACTACCGCCCCTACTTTCCATGTATTCCAGATGTGATGTTTCATTTATACTTTGTTCGAAGTGTTGAAGCATGAGGTCTATATGTTCGGGTCCTCTAAGACCCATACTCTCACGAAAGTGTAATACACTTAAAAATGCAAAATAAGGTGCCCGAGCAATTTCCTCAAGCACCCAAAAGCGTTGATAATCTCTACCACGATAAAGATAATCAATAATAGAAATTGTAACCCACAATGTAAAAGAGTTTAGTTTTTTCATTACTCCCCGTCTTCTCTTTTTCTGATGAGATAACCAAGTAAAATTCCACTTAACCAAGAAACATAAAGATATAGAACACTTTCAGTAAGTTTGAAAAACTCACTCCATTCCATAGTCTTCATCCTCATATAAAGGACAAGGTTCTTCAAATAAAACTTCAATTCTCATTTGATTTGCCTTCTCGATGAGTTCTTGGAAAAACTCTTCTTTACATTCCTCTCCCATTAGTTTATCGTAATTTTTAACCATGGTAGTAGCGGATCAATTACTCCAATAAGTCGAAGCAGACCCTCAGCAAAAAGTGCAAGAACAACCCACCCAACACACATACTGATAATTGAAGCATTACGATTATGTCGGCGTATTGCAGCATCTATCATCTCCTGACACTCTTCTTTAGTGACATAATGTTCTGATCTAATTTCAGTCATTCGGTGCGCCATAAGAAGGAGGTTGACCCATTACCTTATCTATAGGGTCTGGACCTCCAGATAATATAGCACATGCTCTTTTGTAGAAGAAGTTGTCAGTATTTCCTGATGCTTCAAACGTTTCCTTAATCTTCACCCAATTATTATAGGTGTGTTCGTCCATGTTCGTGCCTCTAAACTACACACTAGCTATAATAATTAATACCTAGGTTTTGTCAAGTATGTTAGGATTTCCTAAAAGTGTTTAAGGAAATATAAAGAAACGGAAAGGGTGGGATTCGAACCCACGGTGCTACTAACACGGCAGTTTTCAAGACTGCTACCTTAAACCACTCGGTCACCTTTCCAAACGGAGGATGTTGGATTTGAACCAACGGATACACCTAAAATGTATCGGGGGATTAGCAATCCCCTGCATTAAACCTAACTCTGCCAATCCTCCTATCGGACTTCAAAGTTTAATTTACGAACTTTACGTTGTCGTCTTTGTTCTTGCCACTCAATATCTTGATGTGACAAAACTCCTCCCTTATTTTGAGATTGATAAGAGTTTAGCATAATAACTTCAGATAAGTCAACTGCTGAGACTCTATCACCACGAATAGTTGCCATGTTAGGGCATCCACAAGAAACCGTTTTACTTGGGTGCCCTTCCAATTCCTTTCCACAAGAACGGCACCTAATCTTTATGTTATCCATTTTTTTATAACTAAGTTTTAACTTCTTCAGTTGTGTTTTATTTATCTAAAATCTGGTCCACCATACCACCCAACAATCGTCGTTCTTTCACCAGACTTTAAAGGTCTAACTCGATGTAATGTAGTAGAAGGAAATATTACACAGTCACCCATATCCAATTTTAGAGTATCCATCTCTTTACGACCATCCAAAATTAATTGAAGTTCTCCAC